AAACTGACGCAAAAGCAGCACGCCTTCTGTCTGGCGTACGTTGAAACCAGCAATGCCAGTGAAGCGTACCGGCGCGCCTACAGCGCCAGCAGGATGAAGCCCGAGACAGTCAATCGCAAAGCCTTTGATTTAATGGCAAACGGCAAGATGGCGGCAAGAATCGAGAGTTTGCAGGCAGAAGCGAGGGATCGCCACGCAGTTACTATTGAAAGTATTGCTGCTGAACTGGAAAATACGCGCCTACTGGCTATGGAGAACAACCAGACCGCTGCAGCGGTAGCCGCTACTATGGGCAAGGCTAAGCTATTCGGCCTGCTAACCGATCGGCAGGAAGTGAAGGGCAGCATTCGCATATCGTGGAAGGATTAAATGGATGTTGTTATCCAATACAAACCACGCGAACAGCAGAAAGAGCTGCACGAAAGCCTAAAGCGCTTTAGCGTAATCGTTTGCCATAGGCGTTTTGGCAAAACCATTCTCGCGATTAATGAACTAATCAAAAACACGCTAACCTGTACCCACAAACGGCCTAGAACCGCCTATATATGCCCACTGCATAAGCAGGCGAAACAAGTGGCCTGGGATTATGTCAAAGAGTTTGCCTGTGTGATTCCCGGGATCTCATTCAATGAGTCTGAGTTACGTGCAGACTTTCCTAATGATGGGCGATTACAGCTGTTCGGCGCTGACAATCCCGACTCTCTTCGCGGTATGTACCTGGATTCAGTTGTCCTGGATGAATTTGCGCAGATGTCGCCACGCGCTTGGACCGAGGTCATCCGCCCGGCGCTCACGGATCGCAAAGGCAGCGCCATTTTTATAGGTACACCCAGGGGGCATAACTCATTTTATGAGCTGTATCAGAAAGCAAAAAAAAACAGCAACTGGTATACAAAAACGTACAGGGCGTCACAGACCGGTATCATTGATGATGAAGAGCTGCGGGCTGCGCGTGACTCGATGGATGAAAACGAGTACCGGCAAGAGTTTGAATGTAGCTGGCAGGCCGCGATAAAGGGCGCGTATTTTGGCGATGCACTGGAATCAGCAGACCGCGAACGGCGCATAACGCGGGTACCCTACGACCCATCAATGAAAGTTATAACAAGCTGGGATTTAGGTATAAATGATGCAACCGTGATTTGGTTCTGGCAAGTATCACAAACAGAGATCAGGGCTATTGAATGCCTGGCTTTTCAGTCAACGTCACTGCAAGATATTATTAAAATAGTGCAGGGCAAAGATTACAACTACAGCCAGCACATAGCGCCACATGATATAGAAGTCCGTGAGCTGGGATCTGGACGAACGCGCCGGCAGCTTGCGGTATCGTTGGGGCTTCGCTTTGATGTAGCCCGGAAAGTATCGGTATCGGAGGGGATTAATGCGATCCGGCTACTGCTGCCCAAAATGTACTTTGATGCTGAAAAATGCGCAGAAGGTATTGAAGCCTTGCGCCAGTACCGGACTGAGTACAACGAAAAAACAAAAGCGTTCAGCGACCGTCCAGCGCATGATTGGTGCAGCGACTTTGCGGATTCAGTTCGATATTTTGCAGTGACGCATCACAATACAGGCCGCATAAGCTATACTAACCCCATACAATCCCAGACATTTGATTTAATTTGAGGCCTTTTTATGCGCTTTAAGTGCAGTATTGAAAACATCACAACCCAACAGCTGGCTATTTGCAGCGCTGTTGACTCAGCATTCAGGCAGCAGTCGAGTTGGTCGGAGGTGCTGAGTCTTGACCCCATCAAAATAAAAGCGGGGCTGACTATCAAAGAAAGCCAGTTCGACGGGCTGATAACAAAAATGCTTGAGCATTATCTACTGCCGCAAGATGCGACAATTGAACGCAAGGGGACGCTACTTGTTATTCAAACCACCACCGCCACCGAGCCTATTAAACGCAGACGGAAAAGAGCAAGTAAGGGCAACGTTGATATTCCACCCGGCGAAGGACAAGCACAGGCTGAACCGGTGGCTTGAGCCTGGCTTTGGGCATGTAAAGCTAATTATTCATCGCAGCCATGCAGATATTTATATTGATCCGCGAATCAGCTACACAGAAGTAGGCGCATATATTCGCTATGGCGCATGGCCTGTAGCGAAGGGGGAGACTCACATTAGAGTCAGCCGAATGATTACCGTGGCCAGGCACAGACGCTGGATAGGCGTCCCGTCATGCGTTGAAATAGCAAAAAGTTGTTTAGGCGTTCGTGACTGGCGTATCATCACACCATACCAACTATACAAAGAGGCGAGAAAATGGGCAGCATATTAGGCGGCGCAAAAATGCCAGAAAAATCAGATGCCGAAAAAGAGGCAGAGGCAAACTTAAAAAATCAGCGACTTGATCAAGAGGACGAGATAGCACGCAGACGAGCAAAAAGCTCAGGTGGGCGCGGATCTCTTCTGACCGGCTCACAATCCGGCGTAACCAACAAGCTGGGTTAAGCTATGGATTCGCAAACAATCTGGCGGCGTTTTAAGCACGCAAAAGGTATCCGTGATAGCGGCTGGTGGAATCACTTCTACGAGTGCTATCACTACAGCATTCCTCAGCGTGAGACGCTCTTCAAGTACCACAGCGGCCAAAAAAAGAATACGCATCTTTATGATGCCACAGCAACAGAAGCGGTTCATATATTCGCAAACCGCGTGCAACAGAACATCACGCCACCCGGCCAGCATTGGGCAAAACTTGAAGCTGGCACCAGTATTGACCCGGAATCACCTGTTGAGTTTGATGGCGAGGCTATTAATATTGATGAAGCGCTGGAGAAGATTACAGACATAGTTTTTAACTATATTCACCGCTCCAATTTTGATATGCGAGTCAATGAAGCCTGTCTGGATTTAGCGGTGTCTACCGGTATTCTGACTTGTGAATATGATGCAAAACAGAACGGGATTGTATTTGATGCTATTCCGTTGGCTCATGTTTATCTGGAATCCGGTAAGTCTGGCGCAATCAGCGCAATCTATCGAGAGCATGAGGTGCAGGCTAAAGATATTTTAGCCAATTGGCCGGGCGCTAAATTACCCGACCAGATCAAAGAAGTCATCAAGTCCAGCCCGTTAAAAAAGCTAGATATATTAGAAAGCATGGCGCTGGTAGATAGTGTTTGGGTTATGACTATTCAGCTTGACGAAAAAACAACGCTTTACACAGAAGATTATGGCGAAGTTTCGCCGTGGATACCTTTTCGATGGTCTGTTGTTGCCGGTGAAGTTTACGGGCGTGGGCCATTAATGCAGGTTTTGCCGGATATAAAGACGCTAAATGTAATGGGTGAGTACAGCTTAAAGGCTGCGGCCATATCCACGCTGGGCGTCTGGACGGCGACCAGTGACGGCAGCTTTAACCCGTTCACTTTCAAAATAGCGCCCGGCATTGCTATTCCGGTAGCTTCAAATGATACGCGCAACCCCACACTTGCCCCGCTGCAGACCGGCTCCAGCGCTGACTTTTCTCAGTTCGAGTACGAGCGGCGCCAAAAGAATATTAACCGCGCCTTGTTCGCGCATCCCATTGGCTCGATGGACGACCCGACAAAGACGGCAACTGAAATTTCTATACGAAGACAGATGGATATGGAAGAGGCGGGGGCTGCTTTTGGGCGGCTCCAGGTTGAGCTTGCGGGCGGCGTTATCCGGCGCGTAACCAGCTTACTGATGAATGAAGGTATTATTCCGCGTTTGCGGCTGAATGGGGAAGAGGTTGATATTAAGTATCTGAACCAGATAGCCCGACAGTCTGATATAGACCAAGCAGGCATTGTAATGCGTGCGGCGCAAATGGCCTTAAATTCAGGCGTCCCACCCAACATGCTGGGCAATGATTTAAAACTGGAAGATTTACCGAGCTTTTTTCTCGATAAGCTGGGCGGCAGTGCTGAGCTAAAGCGCTCAGCCGAAGACAAGGCCGCGCTACAGCAGCAGGCACAACAACAGCAGCAGGCGCAACAGATGCTTGATGCAGGCGAACAAGTCGCCGGGATGCTGCCCGATGCTGGTTGATGAAGAGCCGGATATTGAGCGTTTGCAGCGCCAGCAAGAGGAAAAAATACACACAACTGCAAGCCGGTATCACAAGGCTTTCGTGCAGTGCGAGGACGGCGCAAAATTACTTGAGGGCTGGATTAATCATTACTGTATCGGGCGCCCACCCTTACCGTCTGCCAGCGCCCGAGAGTGCGGCATAGCAGACGGTAAGCGTGAGTTGATACGGGAAATTATCGAGCAAATACAAATAGCTGGAGGTAGCAATAATGAGTGATAGTTTGCTGACAGATGCACAGAGCGGCGTGGCCGAGGACGTGGCCGAAGACGTGGCGGCAAAGATGGAGGGCGAAGAATCCACCCCTGAGGCACCGGCAGAGCCTCCCGAATGGCTTGATCCAAAGTACATGGAATCAGGCAAGACGCTTGATGAAGCGATAGAAGCGCAGGCAAAAGTGTTGCCGGGTATGCGCAAATTGATGGGTGGCTTTACGGGCGCGCCGGAAGAGTACGAGTTCACTATGCCCGAGGGCGTGGAAGGTGAGATTGACACTGAGCTTGCGCAGTACAAAGCATTTACAGAGCTGGCGAAAGACGCAAACATGAGCAACGAGACAGCAAATAAGCTCTTTGGCATTTTCGCCAGCTATCAAAAAGACCAGATAGGCCACGTGCAAAACGACTTAAATGCGCAAAAGTCCGCGCTGGGTAGCAACGCGGATGAGCGTATTACAAACGTTGCACGGTGGGCTGCCAGTAATTTAAGCGAGAAGGACAATTCCACGCTTGAGAGCATGACCTATTCAGCCGATCAGATAGAAGTACTGGAGCGCATGATTGAAAAAACGCGCGGAACGTCTGTCGTTTCACCCCACGCCACAGATCAAAAGCCTGCCGGGTTTGGTCAAGACGACTTTGCGCGCGCGGTAAAAGATGACCGGTACCTGAATGATAAAGACTACCGAAACGACATCATGGCAAAAGTTCAGCGCGCTAAAGCGGCTGGCTCGTGGTAAATTAGTCCATCAGGTAAATTCAGGAAGCCGCCGCTATTACTCCCGGCGGCTTTTTTTTGCCTAAAATTGATACTTTTTAACCTCTGTACTACAATAAGTATCAGCAGCCGCTACCCTCCATCGGAAGCCCGGCGCGAAATCTGACGATTCGCCCGTTTTAAGCTACCGAATCAGAAGAAACCCCTTTTCTTTTGTATGGAGACTCAAATCATGAGTATTAATTTAAGTTCTGTTGCATCAATTGAGTTTGATTCGATGGTAAAGCACGCCTATCAAGGCGCTGGCAAAATGCGCAATACCGTTATCAACCGCTCCGGTGTTGTGGGTGATACCTACAAATGGCGCAAAATGGGTAAAGGCCTGGCGAATCAAAAAGCATCCGCCGCCGAAGTTACCCCGATGGATATTGGGCATAACCTGATCACCACCATTCTAGAAAACTGGAATGCCCCGGAATATACGGACATTTTCGACCAGGCCGAGGTTAATTTTGATGAAAAGTCAGAGCTTGCTAAGACGATTGCACTTTCTATGGGTCGCCGTGAAGATCAACTGATTCTTGACGGCCTGGGCAATATCTCTGTTGATGCCGGCACCTCCCACCCAATCATACCGGTTGATACGTCCGGAATGACGGTAGAGAAGATCCGCATGGCGGGTGCCGCGTTCGACGGCGTAGGCATGAATTATGAAGGTCGCTGTACTGCCT